CCATGGTTATCCATACCCCAAATTGGAAAACGGGCAATAAGTTTTTTGGTATTTCCGATTACTTCGATCTCGACTCTCTATTTTTTGCCATCAACAACCGGATTACCAAATCCGACAACATCTTGGATGCCCATAGCGATCCTATTTTGATGGTGCCACCTGGGGTATTGGACGAAAAAGGTAGATTTAAGAAAAAAGATCATCGAGTAATTGAAATGGGAGAGGGTGAGGATGGTAAGCCCGAGTATGTGGTTTGGGATGCTTCACTTGAAAACGCTTTTAAGGAAATCGAAAAGCTTGTCGAATTTATAATGATGATCGGGGAAATTTCGCCCGATGCTTTGGGAATGGGCAAAGGCCAAAACGACTCCGGCCGTGCTCTCAAGTTTAAATTGATGCGCATAATTGCCAAAGTTGCTCGCAAAAAAATGTACTACAACATTGCTATCCGCCGAGTGCTTTTGGTTGCTCAAGAGCTTGGTAAAGCCCACGGTATCGAGATGGGTGGCAAAAAGTTAAAGGGCGAGCCAGTATTGCCAACGCTAACTTTTTCGGATGGTTTACCACACGATGAAAAAGAAGCGCTCGAGGTTGAAACAATGGCCATCGATGCCGGTATGAGTAGCGCCAAGCAATCAATCAAGAGATATTACGAAGTCGACGACTCCGAGGCCGAGAAAATTCTCGAGGAAATCAAAAAAGAGAAGGCCGTAAATATGCCGGAGATGGATATCACCAAAGATTTGTTAACCAAAGTCGACCCAGATAAAAAGTTGGGACCAAAAAAACTACCACCGGCAAATACCAATTAAGGGGGCCGGATGCCAAATATTTATCCACTCCAGGTCGAGGTAAACGAGGATAACATCCTCAAGATCACCGAAACGTTTAAGACTGCCTATAAAGATATCGTCGGCCAAATTACCGGCGCGACTGATTTTGGCGTGGCCAATCGTAAAGCGATCCTCGGGCAAATTGAGCAAGTTTTAGAGGATCTTGGTACCGATGTGCAACAGTTTATCGAGAACGAGTTGCCAGGTTATTACAAAGCCGGTGCCGATGATGCCGTCGCCCAACTTCGAAATGTGGGGGCTCCCGTTTCAGTTAAAGAGGGATTTAACCGAGTACACAAAGACGCTATTTTTGCCCTTGTTGATGAAACGGCCAAGGCGTTTGGTGAGAGTTTAAGCGGGGTTAATCGATCGGCTCAAACCTTACTTGGTAAAGCGGTACGCGAGCAAATCACCCAAAAAATTGCCACGGGTTTGGTAGCCGGCGACGCACTCCGAGAGGTTAGGAAACAAATCAAGGGCACTTTGCAAGAGCAAGGCTTGGAGGCTTTGGTCGATAAGCGTGGATCAAAATGGGATCTTGACCGCTATGCCGAGATGTTATTTAGGACTAAGGCCGTCGAATCACGAAATCGAGGCCTAGTTAATCGAATGGTTGAGAATGGCTATGATCTGGTACAAGTATCGGCTCACTTTGGATCGTGTGATCGTTGCGCGCCCTGGCAAGGTAAGATCCTAAGCATTACAGGATCCGAGAGGGGTTACGATACGGTGCAATTTGCCGAAAGCCAAGGGCTTTTCCATCCCAATTGCCGGCACGCGGTTAACGCCCTGGTGCCATCATTGGCCAAGCTTACCCGTGCATACGATCCCAACACTAAAACCGTCACTAAGCCAGGTTTAACGATCCGCAAGCCGATCGAGGAGCAAACCCAAAAGGTGTTAATTGGTCCCGCCAATGATTATGCCGACAAGTTTAGTAAAAAGGTTGAGAGTATAGCCGGCTCCGGAAATTGGGATTTTGGGCTTGGTCCGGTTAAAAAGTTGGATCGATCGGTGGATAAAATTATCTATGATTACAACGGGGATATTAGCCAACTTCGCGATACTCTCCGATCGGTGGTGTTTATTTCCGACCCTAACGATAAGGCCGAATTTGCACGAATTGAGGCGGCCGTTAAAAAACAATTTGGCAATATTGACCGAGTTAAAAACGAGCTTGATGTAAAAGAGGGGTATAAAAAAGCGATGATAAACGTAAAGCTCCCCAATGGGGTGGTCGCCGAGGTGCAAATTACCACCGCTGAAATGTGGGAAGCCAAAAAGGATTTGGGTGGAGATAAACTTTATCATTTGGTACGAGCCGGTGAGGGAGATGTGGCCAAGCATAATCAAAAAATGCTCGACTTGTACCGAGAAGCTACCGAGAGAACACACCAGAGGATTATTGAATCCGGACCAAAAGAAGTTTAATTATCAAGGTTGGCTTTATCTCTCAAAACTTCGACCGCCTCGTTATATTCCGCCTCGGTTATTTCCCGACCTTCGCTTAAAGCTTTACCGATAGGGTAAGGGCTATCGTAAGCGTTAAATCCGAGGATTTTATCGCCTCGTTGCTCTAACCGGACGTAAATATCGAAATCAACTAAAAAAAATCTGGGGTAAGTCATATATCCTCATTATAGTAAACATTTATACAAATTAAATCTATCCATTCCAAAAAGTAAAACAATCGATCCCCATACCGAGGTAAAAGCCAATAGGGCTAACAGTAAAAGTAATTTTATAGCTCCTACTTTACTCATTAAATTATTCCTAGATAAATCAAATACTTGGTCCCGCGAATTTAGAGGAATCGAGCGTTGAGCAGTCTCGATTGGTATTGCTACCGTTTAGGCTCAATTGATGCCCTTGTCAATTCACGGGGCTAAATATTCGATTGATACTAATGCCATTGTAATGCCATACTAATGAGATTGTCAACACCACCAATTGACTTTATGACAAAATCCTTACTATAATCACATCATTAACAATTGAACAAAACGGGGCCATCATAAGCCCTCGAAACCTGAGCGGACAGGGACACCAACCGTAAAGAGGAATTTATGAGCGGAGAAAATCCAACCCCACCAGCCGACCCAAAAGGCGGCAATAATCCAAATCCTAACCCTGGAAACGGGACCGACCCGAAAAACGAGAATCCAGATAATAAGGACGGAGTAGACCTAAGCAAGCTCTCGGATGAGCAGTTTTCTAAACTGTTCGACGATGAGAGAGTGTGGAAGCACCCGAGGTTTAAGCAACTAAGCGACGAGGCAAAAGCCGGAAGGCAAGCCAAAAAAGACAAAGAAGAAGCCGAGGCAAAGAAACTCGAGGAGCAAGGCGAGTATCAAAAACTCCTAGAATCCGAGAGAGCCAAAAATAAAGAGCTTCTTTTAAGTCAACAAATCCAAGCCGCCGCAATAAAAGCGGGGGCCGTCGATGTAGAGGCAGTAACCAAGTTAATCGACCGAAATGCAATAACAGTTAACGACGATGGCACCATTACCGGAGTCGACGAAGCCGTTAGCTCATTGCTTGAAAGTAAAGCGTACTTAAAAGGCGACGGTAGTAATACCCCACCGCCATCGGTTGGATCGGGAGCTAATCCACCTGCGGATCCCAATACCCAGGGGAAATATAAGTTTAAACACTCCCAGATTCAAGATAGTAAGTTTTACGCCGAGCACGAGGCCGAGATCTTGGAAGCAATGAAAAACAACCAAATCGAAGCGGATATACCGTTTTAAGGCAGTTTTTCACCTCAACATCGATTTACTTAATTCGACCTACAAAATAGGTAAATCTAAATTGAAAGGAGGTGAAAAAATCAAATGCCCGAAAATGTTTTAAACAACACAACTAACGCCGTATTTATTCCAACCATCATCGCTCAAAAAGCGATCGGTCGTTTCCCTTCTTACCTAAACCTAGCCCGCACGGTTAGCCGTGATTCGGATTGGGTGGTTACTAAAGTTGGTGCAACTATCCAGGTCCCTGTAAGGGGTGCCGTCGTTGCCAACAACAAAACCGCCGGTGAGAACTTCACAAAGCAGAATCCAACTGGTACTAACGTATCGGTTACGTTGAATCAGCACAAAGAAGTAACCCTAACGATCGACGATGTGACCAAAGTTTTGGAAAACCAAGACACTCAAAATGGTTACGCCGAAGATGGTGCTTTGGCTCTCGCCGAAGCCGTGGAAGATTCCTTGGCCAACCTACATAGTCAAATCCAAAACACAATCACATGGGACCGCACTAGTGCAACCACTATTGATGCCAAAATGCTCGCTATCCGCAAGTATTTCAGCGATCAAAAAGTGCCTAGACTAGAGCAACGGTATTTCTATGCTGATGGAACCGTATTTAACGACCTTTTAAGCGTCGATAAATTCGTCCGAGCTGATGCTCGTGGAAGTGGTGAGGCTATCACAACCGGCCAGGTGGTCCGCACTTATGGTATTGAGTCATGGGAAAGCCAATCGATTGCCGTGTCCGGTAGTCCAGTCGCTTACCACAACTTGGCTTATACCAAAAACGCTTTGGTAGTTGCTTCCAGACCTCTGGAAAAACCAATGCCAGGCACCGGAGTATTATCTAGTGTTATAAACGATCCTAGTATCGCTTTATCACTTCGTACCCTATTCTGGTATAACGGAGACTTGGGAGCCCACCAGCTTACCTTGGACCTTCTTTATGGTGTCGCCATCGTGGACCAAAGGCGCATCGTCGAAGTCGAAAGCTTCTAAACTATCGATCTTCAACCCTCAAAAGGCTAGCTTCGGCTGGCCTTTTTTGGTTGTTGCTCGGGGTTATTATGAGGTTGTAATATAGTAGTAATGTATTACTTGCGTAATTCCGGTGGTCGGATTGTCCAATTCAACACACATCAAGAGTATCAAGAGCACTTAGCCCTTGATGGTTTTGACGTGCCCAACCAACAAGAGATTGTTGATTTTCAGGAATCGAGGAATCGGGTGTGGCACGATATGAAGCGAGCCCAGGAAATTAAAATGGATTATGATAAAAACGCCGTTTACCTAGCCACTGTTACTCAAGGTAAGGGGGATGGTTATAGTACCTCCGCCGGTGGTTTTGTTAAAGAGCTCCGAAACTTGGGGGTTAATATCGACACCAAAAACGTCGGCCAAAAAATAGCTTTGCTTTATCACAATCCTTACTCGCTTCTTAGACTCGAGGCACCGTACCGGATGATTTACTCGATGTTTGAGTCGACCAAAATACCAAAGGATTGGCCGGATTTTCTCCACGCCGCCGATCGGGTGTTGGTCCCGTCGAAGTGGTGCCAAAAAGTTTTTGCGGAATCGGGTGTGGAGTCGGAAGTGGTCCCGCTTGGTTACGATGATGATGTTTTTATTTTCAACGAGCGAGAAAATAAACGTGACTCC